CAATTGTCCTCTATTAAATCCTGCAGGAGCAGACCAGGCAAAGTTTTTAGCAGTTGAATCAGCTATATCAGCAGCCACATATCCAGATGCAGGCAACCAAATTGGTGTATTGGAATGGATGTCATTATATTTAATCCAATTACCGTAGGTTGCTCCGTAGCTAGTTACTAGTCCAGAATACAGATTTTTTAAAGACCAATAAATATCACCAGAAAAATTAAAATCTTTTTTCTTTATAGTTTTTAAATCAGGTCCATTAACAAAAATGTATCTTAAAGGATCAGCTATAAAAATATGGTCCTTGCGGGTTTTTTCTGCAAAGGTATTGAACAAAGTAGCTACCTTCATATATTCATTTCTCAAAGAACTGGAAACCCAACCTTCAGAAAGTTGTTGATTTTTTAGGTCTGCTAAATCCAAAGAATTAGCTGGGGTAGTTTCATTAAAAAAGAATGTTTCTGATTCTAAATCTGTTCCAGCACAGAATTGAGCTCCTGCCCAGATTGTTCCAAGACCAGCCTCTGGAATGATATCTAGGTCTGCATCTCTGTCATCTAAACTGGTTAGAACCCTACTTAATTTTTCTGGAATATTACCAACATTGCCAGTTGGAGTTGATACTCCTACATCTACAAAAACTCCTTGAGAAAATAATTGTTTTGCTGGAGTAGACACTCGTACTTTTTTAACAATTTCCCCTGAGTCTCCAAACCATCCACTTGATTTAGAAATGTTCGGATTAATCAATATATTAATATTAGATGAATTATTGTTTATAATTTTTTCAACAGCAAATGCAACTGGCAATCCACCAGTTGTACTGTTTTGAGTTCTATTATCATTAAAAGAACCGGTATATCCTTCAACCACACGATAATCTAATTTAATAGTATCACTGGAATACATAGAAGATTTAACCTTAAAATTCATTATGGTTAAACAATCATTGTAAGACTTACTACCAAAATCATAAGCGGTTGGTAATTTCTCGATTACCTCTGAAATACTTCCGCCCACTTTATTAGCTGATAAACTAAAATTTAAACGCGTTTGTGGAACACTAATAGCCCCAACACCATTAAAAACTGTCATACCCAACACCCCATTAAATTCTGTGTCTGGATTGTTGTTAGAATTATCAGCTATTGCTATGTAACTTCCTTCAAACAAATTATTAACACTATATTTAACTGGATTTAAAATAACTAAACCAGCCTTGCGTATGTCTTCAAAATTAGATATATTTGAATTCGTATAAGAGTCATTCCAGTAGGTATATCCCCCAGCAACTGCTTCATATTCTTCTTGTGATAATGTTACCAGTTTAGGACTTAAAATTTGATAGTAATTTGCCCCGGCATAACTAGCACTCTCATAAGTAACAAGCTTTGACGTAATAAGTCCAGTGTCAGAATAAGAATTAACCTCAGTTTCTACAGCACCAGATACTGGAAACACTAAAGCGGAGTAATGATTAGAATATCCTTCTCCAGGTCCAGCACCATACGGTAAACGACACACTGTAAGTTTACCGTTAGATTGCTCTAAAACTTGACGAGCAGAGTAATATAAATATCTTTCAGCACTGTTAGTCGGAATTCCAAATACAGACTCATATTCAGACACACTGCCAATTTCTACAAGTTCTTCGGTGGGTCCCTGTGAAGCAAAGCCAGTAATAAACACATTAGTACCTACTGGTCCTCTGGCAATCATAGACAAATCGATCTCATTAATTTCAACACCTGGTGAAGATATAGTTCTTGTGGACATAAATTATAGGAATATTTATCCATGTTAAGGGCACAAAGACCTAATTGTTGTTTTTTATGTTGAATTACCCTAAATAACTATATGAATCATTTTGATACATTTTTTAACCAAACCCTTTTCACCTTAAAAGAGGGTGTATATGATGTTAATATACAAGCCCAAGACATTAATAGTGCCTTGCCAGTTATTCAACAATATGTTAAAAATCAAAATGATAACGACCACACTATATTACTCACCTCTCTTAATAAGCTTAAAAGTAATCAAGCTTTATCAGAACCAGAAAAACAAGCATTAGGCCGATTTGTTTTGAGTACTCCGTCCAAATTACCAATAACCGGAACCCAAACCCCTACCAGCACTTCTCCTCAAGCAGTTATGTCTCCAGTAGCAGGTCAACCGTCTTCAACATCTGTTAGTCCTACTACTCCATCAAGTCCTATTCAAGGAACTATTAAACCCACATAACAGCCCACAAGGTACTAAATATTTTTACATGAGCAAAAAATCTCGCTCCGCTGTCAAGCTTGCTGAGGATCCAAGCAAACCCAAAGATCCCACCAAAGACACTTCTCCTTATGTCTTTCAAAGAGATAAAATCTCATTTGATATCTCAGTAAGAGAGTTACCTTGGACAGAAAAACAAAAACAATTAATAAGTTTGGTCTTAGATAAAACCACCCGATGTGTTTTTATAGAAGGTCCTGCTGGATGTTCCAAGACAAGTACCGCAGTTTTTACAGGATTACAATTATTAAAAGCTAAAAAAGCTTCAGATATTATATTTGTTCGTAGTGCTGTAGAGAGCGCAGACAGCAAAATAGGTTATCTTCCAGGAACTATTGATGAAAAATTTGAAGCTTATATGGCTCCGTTTGTGGAAAAAATGGAAGAATTTTTAGATTCCAACACCATTAAAAGACTTCATAATGACCAGAGAGTTAGTGCCATGCCTGTAAATTATATCCGTGGATTACATTGGCCGGCAAAGGTTATCATAGTAGATGAATGTCAAAATATTACATTTAGAGAATTAGTTACTACCATTACTCGATTGGGTGAATTTTCTAAAATTATATTCTTAGGTGACCCCTATCAATCGGATCTTCCCTCTAATAAAAGTGGAGGATTTACTAAAATATGCAATCTGTTTGATTGCGAGGCTAGTAAAGCTCATGGTATTCATCATTTTAAGTTTACTAAAGAAGATATTGTAAGATCTGAATTTGTTAAATTTGTAGTCGGAAAGTTAGAAGATCATGAAGCTCAAAAACATGAAATGTTTCCTAGCGAAAAGTAGGTTGGTTACTAAATAAAAGATATGAGTAAGCAACAACCCGATTATCAACCACTTTCCAACAAGCCAATTGCTTGCCATTATTGTGGAGAAACTGTAAGAGGCCAGGTCATAGAAAATTATGACTCTAAAACTAAAAAATCAGAAAAGCTTATTAAATGGAATTGTAGTCGATGTGGCAATACTGTGCGTGTAGGAAAGCCGGTTTAATATGAATTTGGAAAAAATCTTTAATGAGGCCTTAGACGGTCTTTGGAATAGCAAAAGTTATGGTGGAGCTAGTGACCCACCTCGTAAAGATTTTGGTCCACAAAGTAGTCAGTACGGATATAACTTTCCATATCAAAAGAATGCTCCGCCGGTGTGGCCACCCACCAATCCGGCTCCAGATGCTCCCACAAATCTAGCATGGCCTCTTCAAAATATTACTAATGACATGGCAGATAGTTTCACCTATCTCCTAGCGGCTATTAATAAAATGGAGAATTGTGTTAGATTAAACACGGCCCTAAAGTCGGAACAAAAAGAACACCTAACTCAATTAATAAATAAGTCCGTAGAGACTCTAGGGGCTATTAAGCAAATTGACAGTGATATAAATTACCACTTCAATCTTTCCGGACAAACTCAACCAATTAACCCTCATCAAGAAAAAGATCCCAATCTTCTGGAAGTTCCCTCAAAGAAAGACTAAGATCTTTTTAATGAAAGTTAACAAAAATTTACTGTCGTTTTTCAAATCTACAGTTACAGTCGTGGCTCTATCCTCTCTGTCGGGTTGGGCTTTTATGTTGTTAGATAAACCGTTCCTTCCAGCTTTTCTTCTTACCATAGGCATACAATATATCTTATTTACAGCTGTGGCTGGAACTGTTAACAATTACTTCATTCAACAGACAAAGCAGAAAGAGTTGGATAAACTAGAAAATCTTTCAACTCTGTTGGAATGTGCCGCTTGCAAGGCTCCAAATATTACCACGTTCATTCCAGATCAAAATGAACGATTTGAATTTGTATGTGATAAGTGTGAAGGCAAAAATGTAGTTAATATTAACTTTACCGTGGCTCGAGTTACAGAATTGAGTGATCCTATGACAGTTGCACCAACTATTCCTAATATTTCAACCCGCTAATATGACAAACACCATCAATACAATTCAGCCAGAAACCGAAGTATATCAAAATCCCCTAGCTTGGTGGGGAGAGACTCAACAAAAAGCTTCTACTCTAGCTAAATGGATGGCTTTGTATGAAGCTGTCAACATCATTGCAGACAAAGCTGAAGAAAAGAACATTTCCTTGGATGATATTGAATTCAAGCCTCTAGATATTCGTGACTATATGGCATCTACGGAAGACATCTATCTCAAGAAAATTTTAGAAGAAGATTATAACATTCAAGTGTGTTACCACGAAGATGTCTCTCAAGAAATGAAAGATTTATTCAACCCAGTTGAAGTGGAAATTATTCCGTAGAATATTCCCCGTAGACAGAAGTGTTACTGCAAGGATTATCTATGATGTAATCAAAATTCTGCAGTGACACTTCTTCTATTTTATCATTATCATCTAGAGGTGTATTACCGAGACCAGCTCCCGGTGAATTTGGTTCAAAGCTATAATCATAGCGCTTAGCTTTAAAAAACCAAACATAATGTCCTCCTAGAGGATTACCTTGAAACTCATCTATAACATCTGTTAATTGATAAACGGTTGGTCCTCTTTTAGGATAATTGAGTCTGTCTATGCCATATTCTTGCAACACCATCAAATCTCCTTGTTTGGGTTCAGAAGATAAACCATACACTTCTGTATAAGACACATAATGAATAACTCCAGACATATCACTATCAGCAATCAATCCAAATTTGGAAAGTAGCATAGC